GTATGCAGGGTTTTTCCACTTGTCGAGAGATTATCCAGTAACAATGAGAACAAATCCAACAGTCACTGCATATCCTCAGTCGGGTAACGCTTTAACGGCTACCGTAGCTAGCGAGTCGGGCGAAACAAGTGCAAGTCTTTATTTTAATGCTAGTGCATCAAGCCAAGTAGTTAGTAACCACATAACCGCATCTGCGGAGCTGTAACCAATGATTTATCAACTTACTAACAACCCCTACGGCAATCCTTGCACCGTCATCCGCCTCACCGACAACGCCTTCATCCCCTTCGACCCCGCCAACACCGACTACCAGCAGTACCTCGCCTGGCTAGCCGAAGGCAACACGCCGCTTCCGGCGGATGAAGCCCAATGAAACCTAAAAAGACTCTTAGCGGTAAACCAGTCAAACTGCCGCCTAAACCAAAACAAACTTCTCAAGGCACTAGCAAAAACAGTAAGCCTAAGAAGGGTCAGAAGGCTTATCGAGGTCAGGGGAAGTAAAAGCTGGATGGGAGAGTTCGATATACCAACCGGGCTCTCCAAAAACCCCATTTTCTTTAAATTCTGCTTGCGGCTGTGGGTCTAACTCTTCAGCCGCTTCGTGGTATTTGCGTATTTCTTGATTTAAGTTTGCTGTTGTTTTTGCATCTCTCCATTCGTTAATAATCCAATTGAAAAAGTATTCAATAAGCTGGTAAAAGAACTGTTTTAAAGGTCCCATGCCGTTTAGCTCCGAAAAGCAAATGCGTTATATGTACGCTAAGCATCCTGAGATTGCTAAGCGATGGTCAGCGGAAGCAAAATCTGCTGGAAAGCCTCAAGTACAAAAAGGAGGCAAAATGAGTAAAGGTTACAAAACCAAGTAAGGACTATGGCTCCTCGAGTTACTTCATCCAGCAACCGTTCTAAACGGACCTCTAGTAAACCTGTTACTAAGGGTCAATACCCTCAACGGCAAAACAGGCAATCTGTTAGCCAAGCCAACGTAACTAAAAGTGGAGATCCAAGGCCTGCTGGTATGCCTCCAGCCAAAGTTACTAGCAGTGCAAACCGCCCTAAGGCTTCTGGGTTGAGCATCCTTGGTGATGTGATGAACGTTATGAGTTCTTTGCGTCGCTTTGGTCCTGCAGCGGCTGCTTATGAAGCCAGTAAGCCTCGTCCTACTGCTGACGGTACTTTGAGTGCTGCTCGACAGCGTGGGGATTACAAACCGTCTCAAAACGTCCCTAACCCTCAAGAAGGGATGAGTCGTGCTGAGTCATTTGACGATGCGTTTGCCAAGGCTCGTGGAGCTGGTGAAAAGTCGTTTAATTGGCGTGGTCGTACTTACAACACCAAAATCAAAGGAGAGTGATCATGGCTGACAAGAAGAAAGGTCCTTGCTGGAAGGGCTACGAAATGGTTGGTATGAAGAACAAGGGCGGTCGTCCTGTTCCTAACTGTGTCCCTAAAGGTAAGTAGTCATGCCTTCTTTTGAAATCAAACAAGGTCCTAAAAAGCCTTCAGGAAGCGGTCCTACCCTTCCTCAAACTGGTGAAACCAAAACTCTTCCTCAAGGTCATCCTTATCGTCAAGGTTCTATTGACGTAAAGCTGGCTTACAGGATGAAGCAAGGATTTGGCGGTAAAGCGTAATGGATCCGTCGTTCCTTCTTTCTTTGTTCTTAGGTGCTTCTAGTGTTGCTGGAGGTGCTTTTGCTTGGTCTCATAAACGACATATGGAACTTGACAGGAGGATCGACTCTGTAGAGATGACGATTCACAAAGAATTTGTTAGAAAGGACGAGCTTATGCCGATGATGGACAGAATCGATAAACAGATTCAACACATCGACGAGAAACTCGACCGGATTCTTCTCAATGGCAGACATCTCTCTCCGTGACGTAGCTAAGTACTACAACAACCAAGAACATCAAAACTTTGCTCTTGATTTTCTACAGGATCACATTCCTGAAGGGATCTTGGCAAAGTTTTCTGATTTGTGGAGATCAGGTCCAAAGAACACGTTGCCTAATAACAGCCAAGGTGTTTGTTTAAACGTTCCGTATGAATATCAACTAGATAACGAAAGTGGTACTGGGTGGAGAGAGTGTTTTAGTTCTAGCTGTGCAATGGTTGCTCGTTATTACAAAAAGGTAAAGAACGATGATGAGTACAACCGTATTAGGCGACGCTTTGGAGACTCAACTAACGCTCAAGCTCAGCTCGATGCTCTCGAGTACCTTGGACTACGCGCTAAATTCGTTCAGAACGGCACCCCAGAGCTCCTCAGACGCGAGTTAGACGCAAGTAGGCCTGTTGTAGTCGGCTGGCTACACAAAGGCCCTGTAGGGGCTCCTAGCGGTGGCGGACACTACTCTGTTGTCATTGGGTACATTCCTGGTGCTTGGATACATCACGACCCTAATGGTGAAGCCGATATGGTCCGTGGAGGCTATACCAATCACAGCGGTGGTAAAGCGGTGGTTTATAGCCAAAAGAATTGGAACAAAAGATGGGAAGTGGAGGGTCCTGGATCTGGTTGGGCTATTTTGATTGAGAACCCTCAGTCCTAATTTTTATGGACTTTACCGATCCTGCAGTACAAGCAGTTCTGTGGTCACTAGCTTTTGTGGTCTCTGAACTTGTTGGTGTATCTAAATTGAAAGAAAACAGCCTCGTACAATTGGGGTTGAAAGCGTTTCGAGTGATTTATGGCAGCTTCTCCAAAAAAGTCTCTAAATAAGACTGAAGGTCTTGCTTCAGAAGACGATCTGTTTTCACTGCACCGTTTGGTAGCTACAAAACTGATTGATCAGTTGAATCGTGATGACGTAAAAGCTTCTGACCTTGCTAACGCCATTAAATTCCTTAAAGACCAAGGTATTACTGCCCTTAACGGTGGTGACGTTAGCGCTATCTCTGAGATGATTTCTGCACTGCCAGAAGTCGATATCAAGAAAGTTAGAAGCTATATTGGTGCTTAGGAACTAATACTTCCTATATGTACCAAGCAAAGCCCCCGGTATGGTGAGTCAATCGCCTGCTGGGGGTTTTGTCTATTTAACGCCAGAGGCTGCTATGGCTAATCTCCAAGCCCTTCAGCGACGAGAAGCAGTAAAACAATGGAGACAATCAATTAAAGAAGCGTTTGGGTGTAAGTGTGCGTATTGCGGAGTTAAAAGCAGTGACCTAACTCTTGATCACGTACATCCCAAAACCAAAGGTGGTGAGGATTTAGCAACCAACATCGTTCCAGCTTGTAAGCGCTGTAACCACGAAAAGGGAAGCTTTCATTGGAAAACTTGGTTTCAAGGAACCCCTGACTATTGTGAAGAGCGAGCTACGCAAATCGAGCAATGGATGAGTTGCCTCCTATGCCCAATCTCAATCTCTCCATAGAGCAGCAGCTACGGGTAGAGCAAATGAGGCGGGACATCCCAAACGCCAGTAGAGCAGACCTCGAAAAGATGCTGTACGAGTTCATCAAGATGAATTTGATCCTGCAGAATAATCTTTCTCAGGTGTTCAAATGGGCTGCTGGAAGTAAGAGTTAAAATCCGGCAAGTCACAAATAGCACTAAATGGCAAACGCAGGTTTAGACGCAAAAATTCGAGCTGCTGTCGAGTCATACCCAGTTTTTGCTACCTACCTTTGGAAATATCTACGTCTTCCAGAGCCAACACCTGTTCAATTGCAAGTAGCTGATTATTTGCAAAATGGCCCTGATCGTCGAATCATCATGGCGTATCGGGGTTGCGGCAAAAGCTATATGACGGCTGGGTATGCTTTGTGGCGACTGAGAAGAGACCCTAACTGCAAAATCTTGGTGATCTCTGCAGCACAGGATCGAGCTGATGCTTTTTCAGTGTTTTGTCACGACCTCCTTAGAAACTATTGGATGGTCAAAGACTTATTCCCTAGCGATACCCAACGTTTTAGTAAAGTCGCTTTTGACGTTTACGGCGCTATTCCAGATCAAACACCTTCTGTGAGATCCAGTGGTGTGTTTGGTCAAGTGACTGGTAGCCGAGCTGACGTAATCATTGTTGATGACGCTGAGACTCCACAAACTTGTGAAAGCCAGCTAATTCGAGACAAGCTTCGAGAAGTTATTAAGGAATACGATTCAATCCTTAAACCTGGTGGTGAAATTATTTACCTAGGAACCCCTCATACCCAAGACAGTATTTACGCAAAACTTGAAACGTCTGGTTATGAGGTCAGGATTTGGCCTGCTTTGTACCCAACAGGTAAAAAGTTAAAAAGTTACTACGGTAACCGTTTAGCACCAAAGATTAAAGCTGATTTAGAAGAAGATCCAAGCCTTGCTGGTCAGCCAGTAGATCCTGATCGATTTGGGTGGAACGAATTAGAAGCCCGTCAAATTTCTATTGGTCGTTCAACGTTCAATCTTCAGTTTCTTCTTGATATCAGCCTGAGTGATGAAGAACGTTACCCACTCAAGCTTAGGGATCTTTGTGTATTTCGCCTTAATCGAGAAAATGGACCTAACAAAGTTATTTGGCTAGCTAACGGCGATAAAGCACTTGATCTCCCTTCTGTAGGCCTACATGGAGACCTGTTTTACAAACCGGCCCAAATTGGAGATGAGTTTCTTGAGTACACCGGGGTTGTCATGGCTGTTGACCCCTCTGGACGAGGTAGTGATGAGCTCGGTTATGCGGTAGTTGCATACCTCAACGGAAATCTTTTCCTCCTTGCTAGCGGTGGCCTTAGGGGCGGTTATAGCGAGCCAAACCTTAAAAAGCTCGCGTTGATCGCTAAGGAGTACAAGGTCAAGGAGATATTGGTTGAAAGCAACCTTGGCCTCGGGATGTTCTCGGAGCTTTTGAAGCGATACCTCGGAACGATTTACCCCTGCAGTGTTGAAGAGGTCCGACACACAAAACAAAAGGAGCTCAGGAT